ATATTTACTTACAGAAGCTGGAAGGAACTCAATGGCAAGAGATGAAGGAGAAAAGGATGACCCCTGTGATGACTGGAGCGATAGGCCAATACCTAAAACGGTGCCTGATCGCACTCAGCGTCCTGTTAAACGTCCTGTTAGGGGGCGCAAACAATCAGACTTTCAGCGCGAGAAACTACGAATGGCAAAAACAAAAGAGGTTTAATATGGTGTTCCTTATTGATCTTGTGATTGGTAAGGGCCACTGCCTAGAGTGCTGGGTGTACTGGAAAGTGAGGAAGAAATGGTAAAAGGGAATAGCAAACTATCTGAGGTAGTAGCCTTCTACTATGACACACCAAGGTTTCTAAAGCTACGCCCGGGAACTCAAAAAGATTACGAGTACCAGATTGGCAAGGCTATAACTACAGTGCTTAGAGATGGGCGAACCCTTGGTGATATACAGTTTGAGTCC